AGCCTGCGTGTGCGTCCTGCGGGTTTTGATAATCCTGGAGAGTTCCGATGGGATCGCGTGGGCCTACCCCAAAGCCGTCAAGTGAGCGCACCTCGATCGGCCGGAACACCTTCCGCCGCAAAGTCCGCGCCCCTAAACCGATGGCCGTGCCGGTGCCCGAGACGGTGAAGGCCGACAAGGTGGCGGCCCGTTACTGGAAGGCTCACGCCCCGGCGCTGATCACAGCGCGCCGGCTGCGGCCCGAACTGGCCGAGGCCTTCGGGCTCTGCTGCCTGCTCAAGTCCGAGATGGATTTGATGGCCGCCGAGCTCGCCGCCCAGGAGCGGACGACCACCACCGAGAAGGGGGCCTTTGCCAACCCGCTGGTGAAGATCCTCCGAGACACCCGCCGCGATTGGCTTGCCCTGGCTCGGGACTTCGGTATGACGGCAGCCAGCGATGCCCGCATTCCGCAGGATGCCCCCGATGCCGAAGAGACAAACGAGGACGCGGCGCTCCGACTCCTCACGGTCCCCAAGCGATCGTGACCGGCCCGAGTTCGTCGAGGGCTACAGCTTCGACGTCGACGCCGCCGATCGCCCCTGCCAGTTCATCGAGACGCTTTGCCGAGTGCCGTCCCGGGACGGTGGCCCTGCCGAGGCAATGAGGCTGATCGACTGGCAGCGGGAGCGCGTCATCCGCCCCTTGTTCGGGTGGAAGCGGGATGACGGCCGGCTCCGCTACCGCCGGGGATGCGTGTTCGTCCCGAAGAAAAACGGCAAGTCATTCCTGATGGCGGCCGTCGCCCAGTACCTACTGTGCGGCCACGCCCCGATCTCCGACGTTTACCTCGCCGCCGTCGACCGGCTCCAGGCCCGAGAGATCTATCGGGTGGTCGCCAAGTTTGTCAGCGCGTCGCCCCAGCTGTCGAAGCTCCTCGAGGTGATCGACTCGAAGTCCCTGATCCGCAACCGCGACCACGGGAACGTCCTCCGCTGTTTGAGCGCCGACGCCTACCGAAACGAAGGCCTGAACGGGTCGGTGATAATCGACGAGATCCACGCCCACAAGTCCGACGAGCTGATCAGCGCCTTGACCTACGCCACGCGCGCCACACCCAACGGCCTGGTGCTGGCGATCTCCACCGCCGGCGACAACCGTAACAGCGTGGGCTTTCAGTGGTGGCGTGACGCCGAGCTGGTGCTGGCCGACCCGGCGAGCAACCCGTCTTTCCTCGGAGTGATCTACGCCGCCGACCCCGAGGACCCCCGGGGCTTCGGCGATCCGGCCGTCTGGGCCGAGGCCAACCCGTCGATGGGGACGACGTTCGCGGCTGACGAGTTCGCCGCCGATTACCAGGACGCCCAGACCGACCCGCGGAAGATGTCCCGCTGGCTCCGCTACAGCCTGAACGTCTGGACCGAGCGGGACAACCGCTGGTTCCACGGTGACGAGTTCACCCGCTGCCAGCTTGATCCGGTCGAGCCCCTCGAGGGCCGCCCGTGCTGGGTCGGCATCGACCTGGCCGACCATGACGATCTCACCGCGGCCGTGTTCCTGTTCCGCTCCCCCGACGGCAGCTACGACGCGGAGCTCCTTGCGTGGGTTCCCGAGGAATCGATGATCGAGCGGGAGAAGAAGCAGAACATCCCCTACTCATCGTGGGTCCGCGACGGCTGGCTCCGCGTGACAGAAGGGAGCAGGATCGACCAGGAGAAAGTTCACTCGGACATCATGGACTTCCTCGAGGGTCACGAATGCCGCGGGGTCGGTGGTGATCCGTACCACCTCGATTGGATTGCCACGAAGATGCAGTCGGACGGGCTCGAGGTCCACAAGATTCGGCAGTCCATCGGCTACCTCACCGGGCCCTCGAAGATGCTCGAGGACTTGGTGAAGTCGGGGAAGCTCCGCTACCGCTCGCCAATCATGTCGTGGGCCAGCAACAACGTCTGTATCTGGGAAGACCCTAACCTGAACATCCGGCCCGACAAGGCCAAGAGTTCGGAGAAGGTCGACCCCATTTTCGCCCTGATCAACGCCCTGGCTCTAGCCTCCACCGACGCCGAACCCGAGGGCGGGACGTTCGCCCTCACCGCGCTCTGAACTTCACCGGCACGGCCCTGCCCTGTCCCATGGCGACATGGGACTCCTCGACCTGCTGCCATTCCGCCGAGCCCGCCCCCCGCTCCCGCCCCCGGCGGTGGAGTTGCGGGGCCTGTCCGATGGAACGGGCCCCTGGTCATCGTTCATCTCGCCCGACGCGGTGACGCCGGAGGTGGCCGTTCGCACCACGGCAATCCTGTCGTGCGTGAGGTTCCTCGCCCAGAGCGTGGCGTCGATGCCTCTGCGCGTGATCCGCACCACGCCCGACGGGCGGAAGAGCAACGCCGTCGACCTGCCCTGCTACTCGGTCCTGACGGACACGCCCAACTCCACCCAGTCGCTCTACGAGTGGATCGAGTCCACGATTTACCACACCGCGTTGTGGGGTAACGCTTACTCCCGGATCGTCCCATCGGTGGAGGGCGGGTTCTGCTCCTCGCTCGAGCTGCTCCACCCCAGCCGGATGAAGCCGGGGCGGATGTCCGACGGCTCGATCGGCTACCGCTACCTGTATCCCCAGGGAGCCGGGCCGCAAGGGCAGACGGGGTTCGTCGACTGCAGCCAAGACGAGATCCTGCACCCGCGGTGGATCTCCGACAACGGCATCGTGGGCCTGGTCCCGTCGACGCTCTGTGCCACCAGCGTGGCACTCGCCCGCGAGCTGGACATCGCGGCCCGGGCCTTCTGGAGCAACGGCGCGCGGCCCGACATCGTCATCGAGACCGAAGAGACGCTCAATCAGCCGGCGATCGACGCTTTCCGCGACCAGTGGCGGCAGATCTACGGCGGCTCCCGCAACCGCGGCGGGGCCGCGATCCTCCCGAAAAAGGCCAAGCTGCAAACCATCGAGTCAAACAGCAACGAGGCTTCCGAGTTCTCCCAACTGCGGCGCGATGTGACCGCGGAATGTGCCACGATCTTCGGCGTGCCTGGCTCGCTCGTCGGTGTGCGTGAGGCGATGAAGTACGCGACGACGGAGCAGGAACACCTCTCCGCCCAAGTCTGGTGCCTGCTCCCTTGGGAGAAGAGGCTCGAAGGGGCGATCAACCGGACCATCCTGACGCCCCGCAGCGGGCAGCAGTACGCCGGGGTGAAGTGCAAGGTCGACAACCGAGGCCTGTTGCGCGGTGACAGCGCCGCGCGCGGGGCCCTGTATGACACGCTCGCCAAGTGGGGCGCGTTGCGCCCCGCCGAGATGCGCGACCTCGAAGATTTCCCCGAGCTCGACGAGCCCGCGGCCCGGGAGACCTACATCCAATCGGGATTCGTCCCGCTGCGTGAGGCGGCTGACGCTTCGCTCTCCGAGGCTCAAGTCTCTTCGCTCCTGGCAATCCTGGCTGCCGTCTCCGCGGGGACGCTGGCCGCCCCGGCCGCCACTGCCGTCATCGCAGCCGCCTACCCGACCCTTTCCGATTCCGCCGCGTCCATCGTCGCTGGTGCCAAGGGGGTTGCCGCATGAGCATCGAATACCGCACCCATGACGAGGCTGGCGACGAGATCGAGACCCGATTTCTGGTGGCCGACCTCGCCCCCGTGCTGGTCGAGGAGCGTGCCGATGGGCCGCCAACGATCAGCGGCATCGCCCCGCCGTGGGATTCATGGTCCGAGGATCTTGGGTTCAGGGAGAAGTTCCTACCCGGTTCGTTCCTCGATGTCCTGTCATCGAAGCGGCTCGATGTCGTCCTCGCCTGGAATCACGACGAGTCATTCCCGCTCGGCCGGAACCGCAACAACACGCTCGACATCGCCGAAGGGGCAAAGGGGCTCGAATACCGTGGCACCCCCCCGCAGCCGAGCCAGCGTGTCGACGAGTATCTGACGCTGATCAGGGGCGGCTACGTCGCCGGCAGTTCGTTCGCCTTCACCGTCAAGAGCGACCCCGCCTCGGAGACATGGGCGACGGATGCGAAGGGCAACATCACCCGCACGATCACAAAGGTCTCGGGCCTCTACGACGTTTCCGTGGTGACGCGCCCCGCCTACTCCCGGTCGACCGTGGCCCTCCGCCGGCGCGACCTTTTCGCCGCGGCCAACCTGACCGAGGCCGAGCGCCGGGCGATCGTCGAGCGTGAGGCCGACGACCAGGCCGACAAGCTCCGCAAGGCCGCCGCGGAGCGGAAGCGAATGGACGCAATGATCGGAGCCCGGGCTGCGTCGATCCTCGCCAGGATGAAAACCCATGGGCTCTGACCACCGCTGCACCTGCGGGGAACGGATGAAGGTCCGCACCTCGAAGCGGTCGGGGGATTCCGCGGTCCAGTATCTCCGCTGCACCTGCGGCGCGGCGGCGCGTGTGGCGGTTCCGGCCCGAGACATCTGGAGACGGAAGAGATGACGATCTGCATCGACTTCGATCAGACCTACAGCCGCAACCCCGCCATGTGGGACGCCTTGCTTTGTGCCGCGGAGATCGCCAAGGTCGAGGTGATCTGCATCTCCCGGCGCGAGGACACGACCGACAACCGGCAGACGATCCGGGCCGCATTCGGTGACGAGTTCCAAATCCTCTCGGCCTTGGTGCTCTGCGGGCCAAACACCGCCAAGGCCGACGCCGCCAAGGCCGCTGGCTTCGCTGTCGACGTCTGGATCGACGACAGCCCCGAGGCTATCCCATCGACCAGCCCGACCCGGGCCGCCCTCCTCAAGGCCGAGCAGGCCGCAGCCCGGATGGACGCAGCCATGAAGGGACCGACCGCATGACGCCCGAGCAACTCCAGACCGCCGTTCTGACGTTCATCGCCTCGGCGCGCCTCAAGGCCGCTGGCGGGCTGACCGTCTCCGAGTTCGGATCGCTGGTCGTCGAGCTCATCCGCCTGGCGGTGGCCGGGCTCGACACGATCTCCACCCTTGACGGGGCCGCGAAGAAGTTGTGGGCGCTCGCCTGCGTCGGCACCCTCTTCGACGCCGTGGCCGATTCGTGCGTCCCACTGCTCGCCCGCCCGATCTGGTGGATCGTCCGACCGACGGTTCGCACGCTTGTCCTCTCAGCTGCCGGCGGGGCGCTGGAGCAGATCCTGAATCTGACCCGCGCCGCTGCCCCGGAGGTGTCCGCATGATCTGGGACGTGAATCAAGCCGAGCCGTGGAAGCCCGGAAGGGTTTTCGACGCTAACGGTGAGGAAATCAAGTTCGTCATCTGGATGGACACCGAGTCCGGCGAAGTCGTGCAACTTCGGAACGACGGACAGGTTCCGCTGCTCAACGACTACCGCTCGGATGTTCCGCGCGATCGCAAGACGTACCCGGCACCACTGACCGTCGTCGAGATGGAGCCGACAGCATGACCACCGCCCTGGTCCTCGCCGCCGCCGCCGTGGCCTACCTCCTGTGGAGCCGCCCCGCCGTCCCGGCGGGGCTGCCGCCGCTGTCGCCCCTGACTGCCCCCTCGGTGTCCCATGCCGGCCCCCCGGCGACCGGCCCGCACCCGCTCACGCTCCTGGCGATCCTCGCCGCCGGCGGGATGATCGCTTTCGCAATTCTGGAAACGCGAAACCACGCTCCCGCCCCCTTCCCCGCCCCGGTGGTTGGACTCGATCTTCGGGGCCGGTTCGTCGGGCCGGACGCCGCGGCCGACGCCGCTACGACTGCCGCTCTGCTCGAGGAGCTGGCCGCCGCGATCGAATGGGACGGCACGCAGGCCGAGCCCCGGCTCAAGACCGGGGCCGCCTTCGACGATCTCCGCCGGGTCGCCCGGGAGCTGCGGACGCGGGGCGTCTCGCTCGGCGCGCGGCAACCAGCCGTCCGCGATGCGATCAAGACATTCCTCGACTCCGAGGCCGGCACCGAGGGCGGGCCGGTCGATGCCGCCAGCCGGGCGAAGTGGGTTCGGGCGTACAGGGCTGTGTCGGCCGCAGCGGCGGAGGCGACACGATGACCGCAAGGAAACGCACCGTCTGGACCTGGTCGGCCGTCGGCTTCGTCGTGTTCGCGGCCGTCATCGGCGCTCTCGTCGAGCGGGCCACGCACCGGATCGCTGCCGGGGTGGAGAGCCGGTTCGGGTACACGCCGAATCCCGACGGCACGAGAGAGTTCCTACGGGAGCTGGAACGGCCGACGTTCGCCGCCGCCGCCGGCGAAGCGATGGCCGAAGCCAAGGGAATCGATACGTTCCTGCATCGGCACGCCGAGAAGGCGCACCAGTCGCACTACGGCATCCCGTGGAAGTCATGGAACCAGGGCGACCACGGCGCTTGCGTGTCGTTTGCGTTTGCCCTCGGAAGCTACTCCGCTCAGTCGGTGGACTGGGTCGAGGGCCGGATGGCCCGCCCGCCCCCGGAAGTGGCGACGGAGCCGATCTACGGAGGCAGTCGGACAGCCGCGCGGCTCCCGCCGATCGGCCGCAACACCGGCGGTGATGGCTCCTACGGCGGCGCTGCGGCCCGATGGATCTCTGGCAAGTGCAAAGACCCGACCGTCGGCGGAATTCTCTACCGAGAGAAGTACGGGGAGTTCGACCTATCGTCCTACTCGATCTCACGGTCGATCGCCTGGGGCCGGGACGGCGTGCCGATTGCCCTTGGCCGCGAAGCGAACAAGCTCAAGGCTGTGGCCGTCGCGCAGGTCAACACCTGGGCTGAGCTGTGCGCGTCGATCGAGCGCGGCTCGCCGGTGGTGCTGTGCAGCCAGGTGGGCTACGGCCGATACGACAACACGATGCCGGTCCGCGATGCGGACGGCTTCCTGCCGAGGGGGAAGTCTTGGGGCCACGCGATGCTCTGCTGGGGCGTGAGGCACCAGAAGAACGGCAGCCCGCGTGATGGCGGGTTGCTTCAGAACAGTTGGTCGGAGAACTGGTGCAAGGGGCCGAAGTGGCCGAGCGACCAGCCCGACGGCTCCTTCTGGGCGTCCCGCGAGAACATCCAAGCCGCGCTCGACCAGGGCGATTGTTTCGCCATCGGTGGCGTCGATGGCTTCAAGTGGCGCGAGCTCGACAACGGCAACTGGCTCCAGCCCGCCCCCGCCGCCGATTCGCAAAAAATGGAAGTATTTGCGAAAGCCCCGCAACCCGCCCGCGTCATCGCCAACGTCTACTCTCTCGCCCCGTGAGGCCCACCGTGACCATTGACCGCCGCCTCATCGCCATCATCGTCGTCACCCTCTCCGCCGGCTGGTGGCTCGGCTCCTCGCCGAGCTCGCCGATCAACCCGACGCCACAACGGCCGGTCCTCCAGGCCGTTGGCCGGATCGCCCGGATCGCCGCGCGGCTCGGGCTGTGGATGGCGATGGCCGCTGAGCCCGCACCGTCCGCGGAGCGACAGCAGATCGCCAGGAGCCCGCCGGTCGACGCCGCCGGGAATCGTGTGGTCGATCACGGGGAGGGCTGGTGATGACCCTGTACCGCTCCCTCCTCGCCTGGCTCGCCTCCCTCTCTGCCGACCCGGCTGAGATCGACCGCGAGCCTCCGCGCGCCGCCGCTGCCGTCGCTGCCGCTTACGCGACGTTCGCCCCCGAGACTACACCGACGCCGCCCCCGGCACCCGCCGCCTGTGGGTGCGGCGGGAAGTGCGCGAACGGACAGTACAAGCCCGACGGCAAGATCGTCATGGCGTGCGAGAAGGACTGTGCCTGCGCCTGCCGCAAGGCGCGGTGAGTTGTAACGTACAACTCGCAACTTCACCGGGATGACCGTCTCCGGGATCGTGCGTGTGTCATCGACACCGCACACCGATCCTCGGAGACCCCCAGATGAACCCCCTCGCCTTCCTGCTGGCCGTGCTCCTGGCATTCGTCGGCTGGTTCTCGACCGACTCCGGTGAGGCTGGCCTCTCGATCGCCGTCGCTGGCATCGTCGTCAGCAACCGCCGCCGGCTCCAGGACGAGGCCGCGAAGATCCACTCGGACATCGAGGCCCTGCGATCCGCCGCCCCCGAGTCCGACCAGGAGCAGGCCGACAACCTGGGACGCCTCGGTGAGCTCGAAGCCCGGGCCGACTCGATCGCTGTCGACCTCGAGCGGGAGAACGCCACCGACGCGAGACTCTCCCGGCTCCGCACCGCTGCGAGTAATGCGGCCGAGCATCGAGGATCCGGTGAGGGTGAGAAGCCCGCCGCCCCACAGATGGCATCGTTCGGCCGGCAGGCCTACTCCGACGAGGCCCGTCTGCTCCGCGTGTCGCAGTACCTGCGGGGACTGCGGGATGGCACGGTCAACGCCCGGGCCCTGTCCGAGACCGGCTCCTCCGGTGCCGGCCCCGAGTTCAACCCGCCCGTCGATCTCTACAACGAGATTGTCAATGTGATCAACCGGCAGTCGATCGGGGCGCAACTCGCGTTCACGATCAATACCAACAGCCGCACGGTGGATGTCCCGAAGCTGGCCAGCGTCACTGCCGATTTTGTCGCCGAGAACACCGCGCCGACGGCGCAGGATCCGACCACAAGCAAGGTGACTTTGACCGTCTACGACGCCAAGGCC